GTCCAGCCGCCGACTCGCGCATCATCAGCGGTTGCCGGCGTGGTCAGGTCGCTGTCTTGGAACAGCGTGGCCGAGTCGCTGGCGTCCAGCCACAGTTCAAATCCGGCGATGTCAGACGGTGAGAACGCGCCCCCGCCCCCCAGCAGCCCCTTACCTAGTTGAGCATGAGCTGGTAGAGTAAGCATGTTATGGGATGGACCAGTTGATCTGTAGGCTATGGGCGGTTGGGCCAGCGAATGTGAGAGTGTTGACGTTGGGGTGGAGCGGAATGATGTAGGTCACTCCACTGGTCAACAGTGCGGATGGCGGCCCCGACACTGCTACCTCACTGCTGCTGTGACTGAGTGGGCGGAAGAACACATCAGCATTGGGCCGGATGATCGCTGTCCTAGCTTTAGTGCCTAATGTGTCGGCGTGGGGATACACCGCCACAGCGGCAGCCACATTGCTCCAGGCGACACGGGTGCCAGTCATATCGCGTGTGATACCAGCTGCAATGGCCTGAGCCTCTTGATAACTAACAGGTGAGCCGGGGGGCATGGTGATCTCCTTAGCTTTAACGATGCCTAGTACGGAATACCGGCCGTCTCAATCTCGGCCATTAGCTGGTTACGAAACTCGCCAATCCGCTGACTGGTCAGTGCCTGTGTGCTAACGATAACCTGCGCCTGATCCCGCGGGCCTTTGTACCAGTACTCCTCTGGTAGGTCCTCTTCCCATTTAAGATCAAACTTGGTTCCCATGTAGTCTTCGGCGCGCATGAGCGGGGTACCAGGAAATGGAATGAGTGCATTAACATCCACACGGTCGGGCTTGTGCGTAAGTATCCACTCTCTAGTTGCTGCCATACTCGCCTCATCTTCACCTGGTAGACCCAGAATGAAGCTGGCTTTGAACTTGATGCCCAACTGTTTGCACCAGCCCAGTACTTCCGTATCCTGGGCAATCGTGGTTCCCTTATGGATGTTGTTCTTGATACGATTATCCGCGCTCTCAACGCCGGCGAGTACTTCAACAAGTCCGGCGTCACTGAGCAGTCGCAGATAGTCAAACCCACCTTGGTGACTGATGACGTCTGTACGGAGGAAGCAGCGCCAGATGAGTCCATACTTCTTCAGTAGCTCCATGATCGCCAGAGTACGCGGTTTGTTCAGCGGGAGTATGTCATCGTAGAACATTACTGCGGTATGGCCGTGCTCGACCGCCGTCCTAAGCTGTAACTCCACGAGCTCGAGCGGCTCGTAACGAACAAACTTATCCCAGATGACACCGTTACGTCCACTCTCACAAAACGCACACGCCATAGGACAACCACGACTAGTGAACAGTGTAGTGGTGCGGTGCTTAACGCCGTTGTGATCCTCAAGATAGGCATGGTACAGATGGTCCCAGCGCCTAAGTGGCGGAAGAGCCCAGGTCAGTGGCCCAGGTGTTATAGCTGGCTTGACGATCCCACGCGCCTCCCAGTCCACAATCTGAGCCACTGACCTGGGATGATCCGCTTCGCCACTTACTATCAGGTCAAAGCCTAGGCCCTCAGCGCTCTCGGGGCGAGCCCAAGGTGCAGCACCTCCGAATACAGTGCGGGTGTGGTTCCACGCGCGAACTGATTCTGAGAGGTGCCGCACCTCATGCATCTGTGGCGAGGTCGCACTGATCCAGACTTGGTCGTACTCGCTGTCCTGAGGGAACACCGCATCAGGCGCAGCAAGATCCCTAAAGTCTACTTCGTGTCCAAGCGCCTCAAGCTGGGCGCCTAGATACCACAGCCCAAGCGGAGGGTACACCATAGGGTCAATCAAGAACGTAGACTTAGGAAAGACCAGACACACCCGCATTGCTAGTAGCCCTTTCGACCGCCGCGCTTACGACGCTTGCGACGGCGCTTGCGGCCGGCCATGGCAGCGTTGGTAATGCGCGCTGCACTGCTTTTGCTGTAACCACGCCGGCGCAGTCCATGGTACTGTTTCCAGTTCTTGACTTGTTTGCCAGGCATTATGGCCACACCACCTTTGCTACTACGATCATCACGCTTGACACTAGGATGCTAACGCCTGCCCAAATCCGGTCCGAGCTCTCAAGACGACGAATTCTAGCTTCGTGGTCAGCATCTATAGCCTGCCCTCTGTTAGCACTAGCTGCAGCGACAGCCAGAGTCGTCTTGATAGTAGCTATATCTCCAGTTACTGTTTTCTGGTCAGTATGAATTTCATCAGCACGACGCAGTAGAGCCTCTAGCATAACTCTGTCATAGCTAGCTAGACGACGGTCCACCGCACCTCCGGTAGCCGGTTCAGGCAGTTCCATTCCTACCCCTTAGCTAATCTTGTTGATACGCGCGAGACCATCCTCCAGCGCTGTACCAAGAATGAAGGCGATGATGACGCCGACCAGCTCAGTGATCTGCTCATCCGCCACAGGGAAGTTGGGTACCAGCGACCGCAGTACGATCACGCCCACGCCGACCACGGCTGCCCAGAACTTACGCGATGCCAGTAGTGCTTTCAGTTTGACAGACATTGCTCTAACTCCTTTTCCCAGACTTCGGCGAGGGCGGCCCATGTGTAGTCCTCAGGTACCCGTGCCTGTGCGTGTGGCGCACCTAGCACGCGCACGATGGCGTCCACCCATACGCCATCTTCCACTGGCAGCGGTAGCAGTGTGGTATCTGGCATTGATGACCACAACTCTGGCAGTGCATCAGCGGTGCTCGTAATCAAGTGGCACCCAGCTGCTAGGGCTTCAAGGCAGGTCATGCTAAACCCCTCAGTTGGCTGCACAGGGTCGCAAGGGTACACCATCATGTGCGCGTGCAGCTGAGCATTAGCCAACTGCCACTGCCCTACGCCACCGTGCCATGTTACACCTTCAAGGCCAGCCTTACGCACGTCGTTGATGTAGTGGGCTCGGTCAGCGGTGTGCAACTGGTAGCCCTGCTGCTCAAGATCGAACGTCAGGTTGAGCCACTTGTCTAGGTCATAGTAGATCTCAAGTGTGGCCGTCGGCACAGCTTCACGGATGGTAGGCCACATGCGCAACAGGTGGTGTAGTCCACGGTCAGGTGATGACGAGTAAATGATCTGACCATCAACTTTAGCTGTAGTAGCTAGTTGGTCAGTATAACGGCGTAGATCAAGACCGTTGGTTAGGGTCCATCGCATCCGCCGTTTGTCGAGCTCACCGTATAGTTGGGTGAACCGGTCGGCATGCCACTTGCTGGGGTGGAAGTACTTGTCAACAGCATGGCCAAACACGCCAACTTGGCTATCATTGAGCTGAAAGGCTAGTATGTGTGCCCGTGCTCTGTCTGAGTAGCGGAAGGCCATCGGTGCGTCCCAGCTAACTAGAACGTCGTGGTCCCTCATGCACACCAAGTTGGGGTATAGTGCTGTTGGCAAGTACTCCACCCCTTCGTATGTACCAGGGCGACGCACGTCGTAGAACACTGTCACCTGGTGCCCACGCGCCGCTAGCTCACGAGCTATAGATACCATAGCCGTTTCGCCGCCTCCTACTTGCCTTGTGCATGCCGGGTCACGAAGGTCGGTAGGAAGGAAGTCGCCCCAGTACTGATACGCAGATGTAACAAAGATCTTCATGGCCCTGCCGCCATCCTTTCGCCTGAGCGCTCGAACGTAATTAGCCAGTTGTACCACTGATGGTCCTCGTGGATGGCTTCGGGACACTTAAGGTAGTTCACGCCCCGCCACCCTTCCCCAAGCGCGAGCACTGCCTCGACATGCTTCTGAATGTCGGCATCGGTAAAGGCGTTGATGTGGAAGTGGTGGGAGTGTTCAAGGTCGGACCGCATAGCCACCTGCGGAAAGGCCTCCGCCATGTAGGTGTCATAATCGGTGTAGCCAGCTGCGCGCGTGTCCGCTTGAGCAATCTCATAGCCACCTTCCACATTCTGACCGTGACCCCAAGGTAGTCGCCACTCCTCGAAGATAGTCAGTATAACATACCACTGAGCAACGCGAGCTGCTTCCAGAGTAGCCAGCATAGGGTTAAGGAGATGCTCGTGAACATCACCGATAACCACGCCAGCAACACTCTTGCTCGCGAACGGTAGGTAGTGCGCATCCCCTTGTACGCCTTGCTGATGTGGCCAGCGGTCGTAGTCGTACTGAATAACATCCAGACCGAGGCCAAAAGGAACAGCACGGTCAACCAGGCCAGCAGGGTCATCCGCACAACCGACATTAAGCAGCTTCCCCTTCTGCGCTGCCATCTGCGCCCACCACCTCTGGTACGAGATCCTCGGCCCGAACGCTGCTTCCCGGAACAGCTCCGTTATCGGGTACTCCCTGCCCGCGCAAGAAAACATCAAAGTCGGTAAGCCATTCATCTGCAATCACATCCCACTGGTAGTACTCGCGAACATGAGCCTGGCCGGCTTCGCTCAGAGCCCGCCAGCGGGCATGGTTGCGAAGTTGACTAATGGCATTCAGGTAGTCATAGGTTAAGATTCCACCCTTGACCGTCTCAGGGAGCGCCCCAACGGGTGCACTCACCACTGGAAGTCCAAGTGCCTGGGCCTCGATCGCCGTCATACAGGACGTTTCCGGCCAGTATGTCGGGTAGAACAAGGCCCAGGCCTTCGCGAACTCCACCGCTAGTCTCCCACGTGGTAGACTCGGGTGAAGAAACACGTTAGTCATGTGGTCTTCCCTAGGCAGGAACTTAGTCTCTTCAGCATCACTCCAACCATAGATGGAAGACCGTCCGTACACGTGCAGTTCAAGTTCTGGCCACCGCTCACGCAGCTGTTGAAAGATCCTAGCCGCTATCGGTAGTCCACGATCAGGGTTAGACGCCCAAACCAACTTGTTTAAGTCACGCAGTCGGTTGGGCTGAATTGTATAAAGGTCCGGGTCATAGCCATTACGACTAATCAATACTACTTCAGGTGGCAGTGCCCACATAGCAGCCTGGTAGGCACTCACCGTAATAACCCGGTTGGCAAAGATCTGTGTGCCATGCTGTGGCAGATCATGGACCCACAACACACGCATCCTAGCCTGCCAAGGCTGCTCTAAGATCTCAATCCATCGACTAGCAATCATTACGTCCCACTGCGCAGCCACCAGATAGGCGAACTCGTTCTGTGTGACATAGGTGACACCATCATATACTCCGCCAGGTCCAGACGCCATTACTGTAACCTGGGCCCCCTTTCGGACGAGCGCCTTAGCCATGAATGCTACAGCCGACTCGGAACCACCCAAGCTGTCGCTATAGATGGTAGCGCCATTCCATGGCTTGCCCTGCAGTATTGGTGCAATCAAGATCTTCATATTAACCGGCCTGCCCCGGCGTTCCCGCATAAGCCGGCGGGATCGGCCCACGCTGTACAGCACCCATATCTTTTAGTGCTTGAAAGTGAACCTGCCCTACTGGCACCGTAGCCAGATGCTCACAAGCCACATCGGCATTAAGCCAGACTGCCTGACCAATCTCACCCAATCGCTCACAGAAGTACAGATCCTCACCTTTCCACTCTGTGAACTCAAACCAGGGGGACAAAGGTTGGCCCCTAGCCGACACTGCATCTAGCTGGCTAAGCAGATGGTCGACATTACCATTGGCTGTGGCTGTGATGTGTTCGCGCAGCGCCCCCAGAGCACGGGCCTGGGAATCTGCCCGCGCCAGCGTGAGTTGTTCGAGTTCGCCCAGGATTCCAGTACGGACGGCCAAACATCCAGCACCTACACCATGCTGGCGTGACATACCTTTAGGGATATCTATAAGTGGCCAGTACAATTGTGATGGATGGTGCTGAAATTCAGGACCAGTGGCCCGTTCAAACACCTGGGGGTTATAGGGTGAACGCCGGTTGAAATAAAGCCCACTAACGACGCCCAGCTCTATGGCCTGTTGAACCAATAGACCAGCATGGGGTGGCACTAGTATGTCATCATCAACATACCAGGTCACATCAAACTTCTGCTCTATACAGATCCTAGCAAGATCGTTGCGAGCCTTGCCGACTGTAATCATATCTATCTCAACATAGCTAAATGTATGCTGAGTCCAGGCATTCTGCATGGAGTGAAGACACCGGTACACTTCCGGGTTTACCAACCCTCCATGTGGGATGCAGAGTCCTACATTAGCCATTCGTCACCAATCTACCAAACTAGGCCAACCCCTCCCTTAGAGCTAGCCAGTGGGTCGACTAGACTAGCTCTAAGGAGAGAGGAGACCTGCTCCGGGGCAGGCCGAAGCAGGCTAACGGATAGCCGTCACGCGCACCCGTGCGTTATCCGCACCGAGCGTGTGAGAGCGGGCGTCCAGATACACAGCTGAACTGTCAGCGGTGACCAAGGTCACAGTGAACGGGCCCATGCTGTTGCCCCACAGGGGCTGCACCAGAACGATTGACGGCACTGCACCAATGCTGTGTACCACTGGACCAGCACAGAAGACGTTGGTACCAGTGTTAGGCGGCGACGCGATAAGCTGCGCCGGTGTGCGTGCCGTGTTGAGGGTGATGGTAGCATCCGTGACTGAGTACCCAAGGTTGGTGGCTCCGACCACGAACTGACCTTGCGCACCCAAGCCAGGGAAGAACTGTTCTGCAGTTTGCTTAGGGTTAGCCATTCGTCACCTGGCCTTTACTTGTAGCTCGTGTTGTAGATCCAGCCGTGGCACACAGTCGGCTTGTGCACCTCCATGGTGTACTCGCCCAAGATCTCATACCAGTCGCCGTCCTGGGTGGTCGGCAACATCCGGCTTGAGAACATGCGCCCAGTGAGTGGACCAATGCCGATCTCTGACTTGGTAAGGATGACCACGTCACCCTTACGAAGCCAGCGGTTCTTCATGATGCTGAGGTCGCCGTAGTCGCTCTCGTACGTAGCGATGGTGTTACCGGCCGTCTTCTCATCCCGCCCGGTACGGATCCGCGGCGAACCCCAACTGTTGACCACACGCTTGTTGTAGCCGTTGACCATGACCGTGTCAGGGTAGCCACCCTTCTCCCAGATGTACTGCAAGCAGTCATTCAGGAGCGTCTCGGTCAGGTCAGCGCCAAGAGCATCCATCACCGTAGGCCACTGGGTGGCGGCGGTGGTAGCTGCAAGGTAGATGTAGTCGAACAGGCCACCCATGGTACTCTTGCGAGTACCGTTGTCAATGACACTCGAGCGGATGCCGTACAGCGCAGCCAGCTCAAAGTCAATGGCGAGTGACTTCAACAGCTTCTCCACCTGGTAGGACCACTCTGATGCGTAGCCATACCGGCGGATGTTCTTCATGGTACCGGAGATTGAGGTCCAGTCCTTGAAGATCTGGGTGTAGTTGAACGGCCGAGCAACGACCGTCTTGGCGCTGTCAGTGCGCGCCATGCCAGCTTCCTGAGCAGCGTGAGCCAACTTCGTCCACGTAGCTCCGCTAGCTGCGGCAGCGTCCACTGAGGAGCCAATCACTGAAACCGCCAGCACATCTCCGCTGGGAGCACCGCCCGTAACGCGCAGGACGGTATCACCAACAAGGATGGTGTCATCTGGTAGGAGGTACTTCCCTTCGCCGGCTGCCACTTGCAGCGAGCCACTGCCCGCCACATAGGCCGCACCCAGTGTACCAGCACGAGGCTTAAGTTCATCTTCGAGCCACTCGTGGGTCAGCTGGGTGCACGCGGTCCACAGGGAGTCCTTCCCGATCAGATCGAGCATGGGGGTTTCGTCAGGTGAGAGTTGGTCAATAGCATCCGACACATCCAACATCAAGTTGGTAAGGTCGGTTTGCGTAGTGACCAACCCTCGTTTGACTGTAGGAGCCATACTTTTTACTCCTCGTCGTCAGTCTCTACGATGGTAAGGACCTTTGTTGGATCTCGCCTAATGCTTTCCAGGATTAGGAGCCGCCCTTCATGGGTCCGTCCCTTCTCTTGAGCCTGATCCCTTAGCTCCTTGGCCTTATTCGTGATTTTGGCTACCCTAGCGGTCCGTCCGCCGCTGTCCTCTCGCTCGTCTGGCCGCTGCGCTGGCTGTTTGCCAAGTTCAAGCAGCTTTGCCTCGGCCTTACTGAGAGTGTCTGCGAGCCGTTGCTGTTCTTTCTGCTGGGCCTTGAGTTGCGCGGCCAGCTTCAATTCGGTTGGGTTGTTGTACTCCAGATCGCTGAGCTCATCCGGTGTGAGCCCATAGTCAATAGCAGTACGCAGTAGCTCAGCTTCCCGTGCTTGCTCGTTGGCGAAGCGCTGCAGTTCCGCCATCTGCTCTTTAGGGTCATTGCTGGTCTTAGGTGGCTCCACCTGACGCCGCTTGGGTGTCGGCTTAGCGGTCGCTGCAGCCAGTGCAGCCTTGCCGGCTTCTACGTCAGCCTTCAAGTGCGCTAGCTGAGCCTTCAAGTCATCATTCTGCTCGCTGCTACGCTGCGTCTGCGCGGGCGTGCCTTCACCAGGCACATCAGGGTTGGGGTTAGTATTGTCTGCCATGGTCTCCTGCCTTACCTAGCTAGTGTGCTAACGTGCATTAGCTTTGCGTAGGATCCAATCGGTGGATCCATCCTCGAACTGTTCACGGCGCCACGTGTACCCTGGTGGCGCTTTGCGTGGTGGTTGGGTGGGCGCTTGTGATGGCGCCTGTCGGGCCTGTTCTGGTACCCCACCATACGGCTGTCCCTGATCTTGGGCGCTCATAGGCCCACCGGTGGGCGTACGTAGATAATCTGGAGCAGCTCCCCAGCCGGCACTTGTTCCGTAGGGATGTCCCTGCATAGTTAAATACTCAGGATGGGTACCCATAGCGTATAGGGGTGGCATACCGCCACGTGCAGGATGGGCTGGCTGATCGTAGGCTTCGTCAGTGAACTGTGGGAAGAACATACGCATATTAGGTGGGATGCTAGCTGGATCAGCATTCATCTCTGCATACATCTCACCACGACCACCCCATGTGTAGTTAGCGTCAAAGGGCGCACGTGGAGTTCCAAACATACCGGGAAAGTCTTGCATGTTACCCGCTCGGCGCTCACCTAAAGCATACCCTAGGAAGGGGTTCTCCCGAACAGCGCCCATATTCATACCAGGGTACTGCTGTCCATAACGTTGGTAGTCAGGACGGCCGTACTGACTGCCCCACCCAAATCCAGGGTTAGACTGGTTATAGCCGGTTACGCCTAGACGCTCATCGAACATATGACCATACTCATGCCGTTGAGTAGAAGGCTGCTGTGCTGCGGCTTTGCTAAAGCTAACACCACCATTATAGCCAGCGCCCCAACTACGGGGACTGTAGTAGGCTCCAGCTTCTGGGCCACCTACATTACTAGGCATCTGCGTAATCTGCTCCTTACCCCAAGGTGTGTATCGCCCCCGAGCCCAGGGGAACTGCCGGTTGAAGTCGTACTCGCCAGGATCGTCAGGCATTATCGCAGCTCCTCGGGTAGGAAGCCGTTGGTAGGTGCGGTAGGCGCGCTGAGCGCAAAACCGCCTGGTGGTGGGGGTGGT